CGGCTTGAGCGAGCATCTGGGTCAGCTTTTTCGATGGGTTCCTTCGATCAACATGGCAGCGTGGCAAGCTGCCGATTCAAGCATTACAGAAGCACTACTTGGAGCGGTCACTACTAAAGCTGGCCGCCCGTCTTTCACAATTGAAAAAGAGGAAGTTTAGCATGGCAAATCTAGGACAGTCTTTTAACACAAATGAAATTCCTGAGTCGGATAACAACTTTGATCCAATCCCTGCCGGTTGGTATGAGGTGTCAGTAAATTCTGCCGAGCTGAAGGAAACGAAGGCCGGCACGGGCGAGTACATAGCTATGCGCTATGACGTGCTTGGACCTGCACATCAGGGTCGTGTGATTTTCGGCAACTTGAATATCAGGAACCCGAACCCCAAGGCTCAAGACATCGGCATCCAGCAGTTGGGTGAGTTGATGCGCGCTATCGGCCTAGCATCCGTAGAAGATACCGATCAGCTGGTAGGCGGTCATCTTGAAGTGAAGGTGAAGATCCGTGAGGCTAGCGGTGGCTACGATGCATCGAATGATGTCTCCGGCTTTAAGGCTATCAAAGGAGGCGCCACCCCGATGCCTGCTAAGAAGCCTGCCAAGAAAGCGGCGGCTGCGGCAGAACCAGAAGCAGCTGCCGGATCACCTCCTTGGGCTAAGAAGTAGGTAAAAAAAGGCGCCCCGTCAAAAGGGCGCCAAATCCTTCTCTAGGAGTAACAGTAGTATGTCAGATATTCCCAAACCACTACAACACATATCCAGCATGATAGATGCCGCTCATCAAGATCGGCAAGAGCGACCGCGACCTCATCTGGGCTGCTCAACGCTTGGTCATCATTGCGATCGCTGGCTCTGGCTATCGTTTAGATGGGCTGTTGTCGAAAGCTTTCCAGGAAGAATCTTGAGATTGTTCCGACGAGGTCAGCTAGAAGAAGACCTAATCATCTCAGACTTGAGAAGCATCGGCATAGATATACAAGGAAGCCAAGATCGAGTGGATTTTGGCTCACACGTGTCAGGCAGCGTTGACGGTATCATTCACCATGGCGTTCCTACTGCTGAAAAAACGAAGCACGTAGCCGAATTCAAGACGCACAGCAAAAAAAGTTTTGACGATTTAAAGAAAGGAGTCAAAGCATCCAAGCCTATGCATTATGTCCAGATGCAGGTGTACATGCTGGGCTTAAAGCTAAAGAGAGCTTTGTACGTTGCGGTCTGCAAAGATGACGACAGGCTACACACTGAGCGCATTTATTTTGATGAAGATGTAGCCAGAAAAGCTGTGGCACGAGGCAAGCGCATTGCTCTGGCAGACAGAATGCCTGAGCCTTGCACTGGGGCTAGCAAGGCTTGGTTTCTGTGCAAGTTCTGTCCAGCTTACTCTTTTTGTCATGAAAGCGAGCCCACCAAGCAGGGCAACTGCCGAACTTGCGCTCACGCCACGGCCACGCCTGGTTCCACGTGGAACTGCGAGCGGTTTGCCTCAGAGGATATCCCCATCGATTTTCAGCACGAAGGCTGCGACAGTCACACAATCCACCCAGATCTGGTCCCATATCATCGCAAGGAAGCCGAGAGCCAGTGGGAGGCGATCTATGTCATTAACGGAAAGGATGTCTTAAACGGCGAGGGCGGATACAGCGGCAAAGAGATCATCGCCAACCCTGCTATGTGCGCCAGCGGCGAGATGGACCAATTGAGATCCAGGTTCAGCGGGAGAATAACAGGGTGAAGCTGAGAGATTACCAACAGCGATCAATAAAACTGCTTTACGAGTGGCTTGAAGCCAACGAAGGAAATCCCTGCCTGGTTCTTCCCACAGGCAGCGGCAAGAGCCACATTGTAGCGGCGCTTTGCCAAGATGCGCTGACCCAGTGGCCTGACACGAGGGTGCTAATGATCACCCACGTTAAAGAGTTAATCCAACAGAACGCCGAGAAGATGCGCCTGCATTGGCCGGGCGCGCCGTTAGGGATTTACAGCGCAGGACTCAAGCAAAAGAATTTGTCAGAGCCAATTACTTTCGCCGGGATTCAGTCAGTTCGCAATCGAGCTGCAGAGATCGGTCACGTTGACCTGGTCATTGTAGATGAGTGCCATCTTATATCTCACAAAAGTGAGGGCGGCTATCGAGAGCTTATTAAGAAGCTGTTTGATATCAACCCAGCTCTGCGAGTTCTTGGTCTTACTGCTACGCCGTTCCGGCTAGGCCACGGTTACATCGACGAGGCCGGAGCTCTGTTTGACGACAGGATTGAGCCGGTAACTATTGAGGAGCTTATTCACAAGGGCTATCTATCGACGCTGAGAAGCAAGAAGACTGAGACAAAACTCGATGTCGAAGGCGTACACAAACGCGGCGGCGAGTACATCGAGTCAGAGCTGCAGGCCGCGGTGGATAATCAAGATACTAATTACAAGGTGATTCAAGAGGTTATCGACAGAGGCAAGAATTGCAGACACTGGCTAGTCTTCTGCACAGGAGTGGCTCACGCCGAGCACATATCGCAGACCTTGATGGATGCTGGAGTAACGGCGGCATGCGTAACGGGCAAGACTCCCCCGGCTCAGCGAGAAGATTTAATCACTCGATTCAAAGCCGGCGAGATCCAGGCGCTGACTAACGCCAATGTTTTGACCACCGGCTTTGATTTTCCAGACATTGACTTGATCGCCATGCTGCGGCCTACCATGTCTCCGTCTCTTTACATGCAGATGGCCGGCAGAGGTCTGAGGCCAAAGGGCCACACTGATCACTGCCTGGTGCTCGACTTTGCCGGAAACGTAGAGGCCCACGGCCCAATTACCAGGGTGAGACCGCCTCACAAGTCAGGCAGCGGTGGTGAGGCTCCGGTCAAGGTGTGTGACGCTTGCCACGAGATCGTTCACATCTCTGTGATGACCTGCCCGGAGTGTGGCTACGAGTTTCCAGAGAGCGAGAACAAGATCCCCATGCAGCTGCGTGATGACTGCATCATGGGGACAGACACAGAGCTCAAGATGAAAGTAGCGAGCTGGGAGTGGCGAGAGTACACGAGCAGAGCTGGCAACAATATGCTCCGAGCAACTTACTACGGTCCATCTCTCAGCGATAAGCCAATCAGCGAATACTTCTGCGTCCTGCACAGCGGTTACGCAGGCCAGAAGGCCATAGGAGAGATCAATCAGATAGCTCACGCGAGTGGTTGTCACACTGAGCTAATCGCCGCTACCGGGCTTCCACAGGCCGCGGTGGCTTTCAATCGATCCAAGCCGCCGGATGAGATCGACTACGAAAAAAACGGCAGATATTTTAATGTAATCAGGAGAAATTATGCGCCATCCCAGACCTAACATTGTCGTGGATTATTATGCAAAGATTGACGCAGCACGCGGCCTTCGTGAGCCTAAGTGCTGTCACACTTGCGCGTTATATCAGGAGAACGGAATATGCCAAGAATTTTCAGAAGAACCTCCCGCCGAATTCGCGGCCCAGCTCGATCAGTGCCAGAAGTGGATTTGCATAGTCCCGTTCTAAAGATTCCTAGCGAGCATCAGGAGCAGGTCGAATTTATTCAGTGGTTCAGGAGGGAGTATCCAGACATCAGGATCTTTGCCATCCCTAATGGCGAGGCTCGATCCAGAGGCGCAGGCGCCAGGTTAAAGGCCGAGGGCGTCTCTGCAGGCGTGCCTGACCTTTTTATACCCGCCTGGAACGCCTGGATAGAGATGAAGCGGTCTAAAGGAGGCAGCGTCAGCGAGAAGCAGAAGGACTGGATAGCTTATCTAGAAAGTGTTGGTCATCAGGTCTTTGTGTGCAAAGGTGCAGATAGTGCAAAAGAAATTGCGAAAAAGGTATACAGCCTCACCTTATAGTGTATACTGGTCCTAGTTAAACAAAAACGCAAAAAAACAGGAAAAAATAAAATGATGGTACTTCTTCAGAACAACTCAAAGCGCACTCACAGCAATGATATTAATGCTCTTGGATGGGGAGGCGCTATCGCCAAATACCCATCTGTCGCCGCTGCAATGGACACTTCAATGGACGGCTCTAAGGAATTCGATTCTAAGACTTTCGAGTTTTGGTCAAAAGTTGCTGAGATCGACACGACTGATCTTGATGAAGCTTTTCACATACACAACTGCGGCATCGAAGAAAAAATCACTCGCTTCGCTACTCAGCACAGCATGAGCATCGGCGACATCTTGTTCGACGGAACTGATTATCACATGGTCGATCCAGAAGGTTTCGCAAAAATCGCAGTCTAATCTAATTACGCCCTTTCGGGGGCATTCAACTCAAACAGGAAAAAATAAAATGAAACAGGTACATCACAAGCATTACGAGCTAGGAACAGCACCATACCGATTCGTTGGTATCTGGAGCGCCCCATCTAAGGCTCTCCTAGAGGCAAATCCTAGC